GTATTGAGGAAAAACTCATAAACACAATTAAATCAATCTCATTATCGGCTGACTCTCCAGCACTAACCCATCAGCAAGATAGGTTCCGCTTGCCATACCTCCCGAAACTTATCTTCTCGCACCGCCAGCGTGGCCAACGCCTTCGCGCACGTGCGCACCATACCCTCCGGTATCTCGTACCTCTGCGTGACACTTCTCGCCAACCCGACCGTGGCCTCCATGTTCTTGTACGGAGCTAAAGCGTCCGCGTAGCTGACGAAACGCTCGTGCCACTGCGGATCATCCGCGGACACGTACATGGACAGCCGCTCCATTCTTTTAACCGGATCGGGCACAAACTGCACCAATTCATTTGCATCGTCAATCACCACAAAATTAGACGCAAAGTACGGTGCATCTGTGATGAAATTTTTAGCCGACAGGTTAAACACCTCCGCCATCACACGCACCGGATCCTGCCCTGTAACGACTTGTTCCGCACACATCAGCGAATCATCGCCCATGAACAATGCCCAGTCCACCTGAGTGCCGCGGTAAGCGTAACAAACACTTACCACGTTAAGTAACACGTTGCCGAAAGCCGTAGTCGCATCGCCGGACTTACGCTGATAAAGAACATGCAAGCTCAGCCCAGTTGCAACCGATCGTATACTGCACTCAACATGCCCTAGCTCCCACGCACGCAACATCTCTTCATTCAACCCAAGCTGCCTGAATATATATTCTTCCAACGCGAAAGCAAATTCAGATTGCGACTTGTCGAATTGGCTGAAGTCATTCTCCAAATACTTACGCATCAGCCCAAAGCAATGCCTCGCCTGGACAAACTTTTCCATATCTCTAGAATCCTTCAACAAGTTGACATGCAGATTCGGCTTGAGCAAAGACAAGAATCGTCGAACTAAAACCCTGAATATTGAACTATAAAGTGCGGAGAGCAACTTATCGTGATACACGATAACTTGAGGCGCAGTAAGCTTGTGCACTGGCTTGTTACTCAAGGTTGGTTTAACGTCCGCCTTGATCATGCTCAAATATTCGGAGACAGGCTTATCACCCAATACTGCACTCTGGTCTCGCAGTTCCACCTTCAATCTCTCCAACACATCAGGCTTACACTTGCTAGCCCAATCATCCAGAGCGTCCTTCTCCAGCGCCACAGTATCTGTTTGGTAACCGACCAACTTCTGTCGGGCATCAGAGACGCACCATGTCTCTATGAAATTGTCCCAGATATCTGCTATAACCACGGCCTGCTCCTGCGGCTCGGACACCACCGGAGCCGTCAAGTTGCGTGCCGCAATCGCCGACAAGAGTTCTTGAGACGTGTTCTGCCTCTTCGGCACACTCAACGCAACAAGATTACTCTTGTAATAACCACGAGTTGCGGGCGGTAACCCAAAGTACCTCCCCAATCGCATATAGGGAGCCGCCAACATCCTGTCCTGAGGATCTAGCGAAAGACTAAACGTATCCGAGGCTAAGTCATTCCTAGCCACTTCGGGAAATAACGAATTATAAGCATCGGTCAACGATCCCACAGGATCTGGATCATCATCGCACCTGAAGGCGACTATAAAAGCGTCCTCACGTACTTGCTGCTCTGACTCCATCAAATGCCGCGAAGCAGG